TTATTTGTCTAACCCGTTTATGCGCAGACAGTTTTCATATGCCAATTCCTGTAGAATTTTGTACAAAGACTGAACATTGTACTTTTTAGGAAATTCCAGCTTATGCGATGCATATGTAACATGGTGGCCTTTCAGTTCCGGGGAGTTGATATATGTAAAGGTCAGTTCACTGTCATCAAAACCGAAACCGGATGTCTCCATCTTTACTTCAACAATGGAAAACAGATTTATGGATGTAACACTCATTTTCGTGCCTGTAGCGCCTTGCTTATCTGTCAAAACAATGCGCTTATCAGTAAAAATCAGAGCATCACGCACCAGTTTGAATCCCATTGTAATCTGTTCTCCATCCATCAGATACATTCCGTATTCTTTGTTGAGTTCTTCAACGGACGCTTCGCTGTAGTTCGCAGCAAATCCTCCCTGTAAAATGTTTTTCATTCCAAATGCCATAATAAAATCCTCCTTTGTATATTATTTAAATAAATCAAAAAGGCTGAAAGTAGTCTTTTTGTAGATTTTGTTATAGGCAGCCTTCTTCGGGTTCTTCAGCCAGCCCATGCCCTTCTTACCGTATCCTGGGATAATCGCTTTTTTAATCGCCCTTTTGGCCCGGCCGGTGGTTCTGGCCTTAAAGGACTTCATGGGGCTTACTTTTCTCATTCCGAATTTCATGCGGTGTCCTCCTTATATCTGGAAATACTCATACACTTGAAGATTAGGTTCAAATTGTATGAAATAGTTATCTATCATAATACCATGCCCGTATATTTTCCGGTAAAACTCTATGGCCTCCGTAAAGGTTTCCTCTGATACGTTAAGATATTCGGCTGCCTCGAACGGATTTCGGCACTGATGCTGATAGGCCCATATAATTCCTTGTAGTCCGATCTGTTTATTATAAGCCCATAACCGGGCTGAGCGTTCCTGTTTGCAGCTATTAACTGTATCTTGTTCCAGAATGTTACCAACGGTGGTATAGAAATGGCCCATTTCTTCTGCCAAAGTATCCGCTTTTTTTTGCAAAGTCGGTATGTCCTTCCGGATCGCAATGCGGCAGCCCTTGCAACGGCCATCACCGGACAGGAGTGGGGCTTCTTTCACTATCAGCCCTGCTCCGTCGGCTTCAATCAGTAATTCATCATAAGTCAATCCATCAACCCCTATTTATTCCAAAAAGCGTCGTCGTCCATAATGTCATTGTCATGTTTTCTCATATCGTCAGTTACTTCAATGTCAGTGCGTTCGTGGGCGGCCTGGGGCATTATATGTTCTTTTGGAAGAGGAGTAACTTTGTTGCGACGTTTAACTTCTGCAATGGTAAGTTCTAAAGTGCTTTTTAAAAGTTCCATATGTTTGCTGTCTAAAGGTTCTCCATTATAGAACAGAGGGCCTTTCCCATTCTCGAACTCTTTCATGATTTTATTAAGTTCGTCACCAATTTCACGCTCATCTTTTTTGGGAAGTTGTGGCTTCTCCTCCTCCCATCCCATAAGATAGGCAACGGTTGTTTCAAGTGCATCAGCGAATGCGACGACCTTAGACTGTGTTATATCATTTATTCCTGCTTCAATTTTGTTTATAGTTGACTTGGATTTATAATTTAGTTTTTTTGCTAATTCTTCCTGAGTCATTCCAAGTTCTTCACGTCGCTTTCTTATATTGTTTCCAACGGTAGTCATGTAAGCACCTCCTACAAGAATATGATAGCACACTGTACATTAAAAATCAACTTTTTTTAGCAAAATTCAAAAAAATAGTTGACAAAAAATCAACCCAGTGCTAGAATTTTGAGTAGATTTAAAATCTACAGAGGAAAGGAGGAAAAAGGATTGACTGATACTGATAAAATCAAACAGTTAATCTCTGAAAGTGGTTTTAAGATGCAGTATGTCGCATCAAAATTAGGTATAACTAGAGCCGCGCTTTCTCTTAAACTCAATAACAAAAGTGAGTTTAAGACAAGTGAAGTTGCTGTGTTGTGCGAATTATTAGGGATTAATAGTCTTGAAAAAAAAGAAGAAATTTTTTTTATGAAAAAAGTAGATTAAAAATCTACAAAAGAAAGGAGAAGGAAGCATGAATAAACAAATTGAACAGACATTAGACAGCCGCGAAGTAGCGGAGATGTTAGGCAAAGAACACAAGAATTTAGTAAGAGATATTCGCTCATACGTTGAAGAACTTTCACTCCTCCAAAATGAGGAGTCAGATTCACGGCTCAAGATTGAGCCGTCAGATTTCTTTCAGGAAAGTAAATACATAAAAAGAGGAAAAGAATATCCTTGCTTCAAAATTACAAAGAAGGGTTGCGAGTTTACAGCCCACAAGCTGACTGGAATTAAAGGAACGGAATTTACGGCCCGCTATATCAACCGTTTTCACGACATGGAGAATACCATCCGGGAGGGTATTCCTCAGAAAGAAAAAGCCGATACGCAAGACCGTACCCGCATCATGGAAATGAATGCCCGTTCCCGGATGGCGCAGACATATCTTAAGCTGGCCCAGGTAGATACGCTCTCAGGTACATATAAAACAATCCTAACCGCGAAGGCCGCCGAGACATTAGCCGGAGAGCCGATTCTGCCTCTGCCGAAGTCGGAAAGAAAAGTGTATTCGGCAAGCGAGATAGGGGAATTGTTTGGAATTTCAACAAATAAGGTTGGCCGGATTGCAAACGAATGCCATCTTAAGACGGAGAAATATGGAGAATACCGGCGGAGCAAGAGCGAACATTCGGTAAAAGAAGTTGATACCTGGGTGTATTTTGAAAGCGTAATTCCAGAACTTGAAAGAATCTTAGGATAAAAGAGGAGGAGAAGTAAAATGAATAAGACTGTTAGAAAAGAAAACTATGAGCGCGGTATGAAATATGGTGATGAAGTTTATTGTGGTCAGGATTTAAGAGATTTTGTTGGTATGACGATCAGGGAGGTTAGCTCTAATGACATAGATGCAAATGTCATTATATGGCTTGAGAACGAAGAAAGAAGCGTAGCGTTGTACTTTGATGACATTTGCTTCGACGGAGAACATATCAGAACAGTAGCTCATTCAGAAGATAGTTCATCATTTCTGTTGCGCCCTGTTTCGGAAAAAGATTTAAAAGAAATCTCAGAAATGAAAGGATATTGTGACTTAGATGTGTATGACGATAATGATGAGAAAATCGGAGTCAATCACATGTATTGCAATGATATCGGCCTCGAAGGAACAGAAGAATTTAAAGTAAAACGTCTGTATGTTTTTCACGATGGACAAATCATGACACAGAAAGAGGTTGAATAGATAGAAATGGACACAGAGAGCAAAGAGCTTTTATTAAAGCACATAAAGAAGGGGAAGTATGTCTCAGAACCCATCTTCAGTATATGCAAAATTATGAAGGGTGGGGACATGGAACTGTTTGCAAAGTCCTGTTGCGACAGAATTGAAGAGGGTGGTTTGAGAGACGGAGTTCATGTTTTTAGAATGAAACCTGCATCCTGGGGGTTAGGAGTTGATGCCTACGGCCTGAAGCTTTGCAGGGCTGTACTGGAAGCGTATTTACAACCGGAATATCTGGACGAGATAGAAGAAGCGACGCAGGCTCATAGTTCTTGGATTATAAATATTAACAATATGCTTTATGCTCTCAACCGGATGGACAAAAAGAGCTTGTTGAAGGCTGAGCCAGAGGCATTTGGCTATAAGGCTTCGTCGGAAGATTATAACGACATAGCTGATATATTCAGGACTACACTGAGATACCGGCGTTTCCCTTGTAATCTTCGCCCTTTCGCAGAACGACTATTCTTCACCTGCTGCCTGTTGGCAGAATACAGAGGACCGGCCAATATACTAATTCCCTTTGCAAAGGGAGCCTGGGACATGTGGGAGAATGACGGAAGACATGAGACAGGGAACGGGACGTATAGCAATGCCCTGTGGAGATTCTTGGCTTCACGCGGCGGTGCATCCAAAGTGCATCGGTTACAGGGGGATGACCTGGCTAAATATATCTATCTGGAAGTAAAGGCTTACAGGAAAGAGAAATGGAAAGAAATCAATCACATTAAGAATAAATCCTGTCTGGAAATTGAGAACCGGTACAAAGAAATTAAAATGGTGCTGGATGCCATCGGGAGATTGACACCTCAAAAACTTTTACAGTTATATCCGGTGACGAAAGAATACGACGGGGAGCGATGGGACTGCAAGGACTATTTTTATACGATGGATAAGCTGAAACAGTGGCCGCCTGATAAGCCCATCGGAACCGCCCAGGAAGTGGCCTGTCTCCTGTGGGATTATCAGAATACGGATCTGGAAATTATGCTTTTACAGTGGCTGAATGCCGTTGATGACTTGAAAATTTACTGCAATAAAAACGGCCCATCGGATCGGTTCCATGATTTGATGTTAAAGAAAGGAAGGGACCATAATGGCAGAAATACCGAGAATGCGGACAATTAAACAGTGTGCTGCCTACTTTAAAGAGCAAGACCCGGATAGCGGCCTCGGTGAGTGGAGAATCCGTCAGATGGTAAATCAGGGTGAAATACCGGTATATCGCGCTGGCCGAAGAATCCTGATTAACCTTGACACGCTGATTACACACGTTGCCGGCGAAACGCCTGCTGCCGAAGAAAAAGAGAAAGCCCTTAACTGACGGCAATCAGAAAAGGGCAACCGGCCGGAGCCGATAGATTATAACACAAATACATAATACCACGGTTCCGGCGAAAGTTAAAGGAGGATTTTGGATGAAAAAAGATTTATCAGATTTATCAATTGAAGTTGAAGGAATATCATTGGCGATTACAGGGTTAATCAACCAACTGGATAATAATAAAACAAATTCGCTGACAGGAGATTCGTTGGGAAAAGCACTCTTCGGAATATCGTGCCATTTAGACCGAATATCGGACGATTTGAGCGACATGATTTAGCTTAAGGAGGATTTAAGATGAATTTTAAAATTTTAAATAGTGAACATCGGATTTTATCAGTTCCCCAGGAAGATATACCAGATGATTTACATGGACATACTCTTGTTTTTTACTGGCCGAAACACGACGCAATTGTACTAAGTGAAAGTAGCTCTATTTTTAAAGATGTATCGGAAATAGTGGAAGGCTATTTATCGCTTGATGATTATGTCAGGAAAGAGATTATGGATAGTGTACCAGATGGGAGAGCCGGAGAATTTATATTGGGCATAGAACAGGTGTTAAACAGAATTATTAGAATCCGACGCAGACTGTATCGGAGCGGACTTAGGAAAGAGAGGGCAGCGATATGACACAGATCATAGAAGTGAATAACTTAAAACCATGTCCGTTCTGCGGAGGCGAAGCAGAACTTCGGACACAGGAGAATCCATTCGGACACATGACGGCCCGTATAACTTGCAAGAGATGTCATTGCACATCCCCTATATTGATGGAAGGCCATACTGTCGGATTTGTTGGTAAGCCGTCCAGGTATGTTTCGCTAGATGAATGTGTTAAAGCGGCAATAGAACGTTGGAACTTAAGAAAGGGGGAATCAGCATGAAAAAAGATGATTTTACAGAAGAAGAACTGAAAGCTTTGTATAGCGGTTTTTTGGATCGGAACTGTGAGCCGGCGCCGGAGGCTGTCAGCGAAGCATATACAGCTATAAGCAAGGCACAAGAAGACTATTTGTGTGCGTTGGAGGAGTACCAGTTCCGGGAGGTGTTTATGTACGGCTATGAATTGGGAATGAAGAGCGCAGAAGGAAAGGGGTAGTAGGATGACATATCCAATTAATGAACAGGACTTTGTTGAAAGCTGGATGAAGGTGCTTGAAAAGCCGGACGAGGGTGATGTGGCGCTTGCCGAAGCGATCGTCAGCACAATCAACCGCGCCTATAATGTGGGAAAAGAAGAAGGGGTCCGGATCGGGATAAATCTTGCCAAAAAGGAGAATAAAATACCATGACGAATGAAGAGCTTGTCATGAAGATTAAGGCCGGAGAGTTGCGATATCGCAACAGAAAGGGAGCATTATGAAGATAGCAGAGATACGGAAAATGGTAATGATACCAGAAGAGCGTTATGACCGGATGCTGGAGAGTTATGATAAGGCAGTAAATACAACAGGGAAACTTGTAAAGGAGGTTTCTGCAATGCAAGCGGAGCTTGACCGCAGAACTATAATCGAAAATGAAGCGATCCTGCTTATCAGCAAGTGTCGTTTCTTGGAAGCAATGGAGTTGCTGGCAATGATTTAGAGGAGGTATCCAATGAAAAAAGACGAGATGAAAGAAAAAGTATTAGAGTACATAGAGCAGAATGACCATGTGAGCTATGCAGAACTGGAATGGCTGTTTGAGCAGAACGATTATGACTATAAGGGGAACCTGGACGCATTATCAGAGCGGTGTGAGCATGTGGTTTTTTGGACAGGCTGGAAGAAAGAGGCATATGACATGCTGGGCGAACTTATCAGCGAAGGAAAGGCGCATCGGAAGCCAACGCCGTTTCTCACCTATCTGATAGATGGAAAAACACTGCAGCTCCCTTTGGTGAAGCGTGGCATGCAGTACAAAACAGACCATTGGCTGCCGGCGGTATTCTGCAAAGGGCTGGAACGGCGGTAAAACTAAATAATTTGTATCTTGACTTCATCCGTAGAAAAATTGTTATAAAAATTAGTGAGTTCGCTCCTATTCAGGGCATTTGTTTCATCACTGGAATCAGGACACGCATCGAGAACAATGATATGAATATCATTGTTTGCACAAAAGCCGATCAATTTATTGAGATAAAAAGATGCAATGCCCTGTTTTCTATACAGGCTGTTGGTTGCTATGTGCTGCAGATAAACGTGGCGCTCAGATATTTTAAGTTTACTAAAAATGTTATTAAATTTTTCTTCAATAAAAAAATGCATAGTAAAAACACATTTTTTTTCTAAACTATTGTACAAGAAAAATTTCACAGTATCAGTTTTACAATGGCAGCCACAGCCGACAAGACTACTATCAGCAAGCGTATCATTAAAACAGAATTCAAGATTTAAATATTTCAAATTGTCGGGGAAACCAAAATTCATTATTGTATTTGCATCTAACATTTCCTCACCTCTTGGTGATGTATTATAGCACATATAATTATGAGCGTAAATAGGAAATGATATTGGAGTAATAGCTCATGCGATGTATCGGGCCACGGCTCTTTACATAGTAACTCGTTGACCGTTCATTCTCTGGTTAATATATCACGAAAATATTGAATGCCACTTGAGTGAACCTTCGGAGAGAGGTTGACTGCCTCTCTCCACACACAAATACAGAATGGAGGCCGAAGTGTCTGAGAAATATAGTTTAAGGCAGTATGCACTTGCCTATGCGAAAATGGGAATGGCCGTTTTCCCTTTAGCGCCCCGTTCCAAACGGCCTGTTATGGAACAGGGATTCCATAAGGCAAGCACCGATCCGGCTATCATCAATAGCTGGTGGAAGAGAAATCCGAATTTTAACATTGGAATTGCAACAGGTCAGATGAGCGGAGGGCTTATTGTAATTGACCTGGACATTGATAAAGACAAAGGAAAATACGGCGATGAGACGCTGCGTGAGTGGGAGCTGGAACACGGTACGCTTCTGGATACCTGCCGGACGATTACCGGCCGCGGAGGTTATCATCTGCTTTACAAAACTGACAGAGAGGTGCCTTGCAGTATAAATGAAGAAAAAGCAGTAGACATCCGCGGCGATGGCGGTTACATTGTGGCACCGCCCAGTATACATGAAAACGGACATGCATATGAGTGGGAGCAGGCACCGGATGAATTTGTCATCGAGCAAGCGAATGACTTAGTCTATCAGTTTATAGATTTTGTACGGCCTGAAAAGAAGCTGAAAGAGTCTTTCTCTGTTCCGGAGATAATCCCGGAGGGCAGTCGAGATAATATGCTGTTTAAGCTGGCATGCAGTTTACAGGCAAAAGGATTATCGGATGACGCAATACTGGCGGCAGTACAGGTGGAAAATGAAACAAGGTGTGTACCGCCGCTTACAGATAAAGAAGTGGTGCAGAAGGTTGAAAGTGCGCTGAAATACCAGAAGTCCAGTTCTCCATATTCCGGAAAGGTTCTTCCGTCAACGGATGGAGTGACTCAATTCATCGACGCGCCGGTTCAATTAAAATGTGGAGACTGGATTTGCAATAAAGACGGGGTGTATAAATGGATTCCGGGAAAAAGGGAGACAGATCCGCCTATCTTGATTGTCGCAACCCACCAACAAATCCTCCCCGTTGGCATAACCGAGAATATTGAAACAGGCGAACAGAAATATACAATCGCCTTCAGCGTCCGGCGGAATGGCCGGTACATATGGAAAGATATCAAGGTGGAACCGGCTATCTGCTGTTCAAAGACTAAAATTGTTACACTTGCCAACCTGGGCATGGTGGTGACTGACCAAAAGGCGAAGAACCTTGTTAATTATATAGCTGATATGTACCGTATCAACGAGGACGAACTTCCGGTGACGAAAGCTATTTCTCACCTGGGATGGATTGGAAAAGAATTTTTCCCCTATGTCAATGGGATTGTATTTGACGGAGACAACGCCCAGGAGAAGACGGTTCAGGCGATAAAGGGACACGGTTCCGCCGAACAGTGGCGCAAAGAATGCACGGAATATCGAAAGAGTCTGATTGTACGGCTTCTGATGGATGCAAGCCTTGCCTCAGTGCTTATCAGTAAATTAAAATGTCTGTGCTTTGTCGTCCACCTGTGGGGCGGGACCGGAACAGGTAAGACCGTGGCTTTTCTCGTGGCTGCCTCTATATGGGGCCTGCCGGATGAATTAATCTTGTCGGTAGATTCAACTATTAATTACTGTACCAGCCGCGCCGCGCTGCTGAAGAGTCTGCCGGTATTCGTGGACGAGACGCAGCTTTCCCGGGGAAGCCTTGAAAAGCTGATTTACGCAATGACGGAAGGGAAGACCCGTGGCCGCCTGGGCCGGGACAGCAAGGAAAAGAATCAAAAGACGTGGGAGAATGTCTCTTTTTTCAACGGGGAACGGCCGATTGTCGGGGAGCAGTCCGGTGCCGGAGCCATCAACCGTATTATCGACCTGGAAGTGGATAAGCCGCTTTTTACGGACTTCGCCCATGTTCTCGAGATAGTCCGGGAAAATAACGGACATGCCGGGGAGGTATTTGTGGCACATGTGCAGAGTATTAAAGATTCTGTACTGATACAGCGGCACAAGGAATGGTGCCAAAAACTCTCCATCGTCGCGGAAAGCACAGGAAAGCAGATCCAGGCGTTGGCCTGCATCCTCCTAGCGGATGAGCTGGCGAGGGAATGTATCTTCACAGGAGAGGCAACTCTTGACCCGGCGGCGGTGGCCGGCCTGCTGAAGCGTGAGGACGAGGTTTCCCAATCGGAAAGGGCTTATCAGTTCATTGTGGACTGGATTGCAATAAATGAAAACCTGTTTGACCCGAATTTCAGTGTGAGGATTGTTGGGAAACTCGAAAAAGATAGCTGTATGTTCAATCAGACAGAGTTGCAAAAAGTGCTGGAAGAAAACGGGTTTGACTTTAACGCAGTAAAAAAGGATTGGGTAAAATCCGGATACCTGAAGCGTGCAAAAGATGGAAGACTTGCCTTTGTGACGACAATAGGAACCAAAGGTACGAGAGCCAGGTATATAAAAATCTCTTTGCCGACCTCTTTTATCTTTGACGATTTAGAGGACTGCCCTGATAAGACACCCCCCTTCAGGTAGAAAGAGATCGCATTTTTCTAAAAAGGATCGCAAGAGATCGCGTGAAAATAAATTTTGCGATCTCGAGAAAACCCTTATAAATAAAAGGTTTCTTTCTATAGAGATCGCAAGATCGCATAGATATTGTTTACAGAGAGATATATATTTTTTATATATAGGGAACAGTGAGTGATAAATATATAGTGCTTTAAAAAACGAAAAAAATGCGATCTTGCGATCTTTTTTCAAAAAACCTAGTAATATCAATGGATTCAAGAGATCGCATAAGGGAAAATCACGCGATCTCTTGCGATCTTTTTTAAGAAATTGCGATCCTTGAGTAAACAGCGCAGAAAGGATGAGACAAATGACGAATCATGAAATAATGGATATTTTCAATCAAGTATATAACGAATTCTGGATAAAGTGGAGAGACAAGCCCCTGACGCCGGATGCGGATATGTGGGATCTGGTAATACTGGACGGCGCGGCGATAATGGAGCGACATAATTCAAAACTATGTAAAGACATGGTGACTGAACTGGTGGTTGAACTGGACAACAGAAGCAAGGAGAGAGGAGCAAAAAAATGAGCAGAAACCTGTATGATGTAACCGATGTAAGAACAGATAAAATACTTTTTACCGGGCTGTCACGGAACGAGGTGCAGGACAAGATAGGATTATCGGCCAAACATGTCTATCTATATGCACAAAACTATTCCATTTACAAGGGGATATATCAAATTTCGGCCAGAGGGGAAAAAACCTGGCAAGATGAATTTGTAATCCGGTGGAACCTGATAACAGAAGAGCTTCGGAAGTATAGAGGCTTGAACCGGATAAAGATTGTAGAAGAAAATGGAGGAAACGGAGATACATAGCTAAGAGTTTTTGGAGATACACAAGGAGGTAACAATTATGATGAGTGCAAACGCAGTAATCAACAATATTCTGGTTCAGTCCAGTGATTATATAAAAGACAAACATTTCGAAGACCTGAAAATGGTCTTATACATGAACCTATGTAATTTTACTTTCGTTCAAAATGATACATCGAACGAACTAATTGAAAACTCTGATATTACCTTTGGGGTTTTAAGGAATTGGAGGGACCAATTAATCGTGGAAGGGAAGACCGCAGGAACGATTACGCAGTACCTGTTTGCGATGCGAAAATTAATCGAGTTTACCGGGCTTGGAATCGCAGAGATACGGGAGAATCATATCCGGAGCTATCTCGCACACGGTAAGGTATACAGGAAGTGGAAAGACAAGACGTACAACGGGAAGGTTAGATGTCTCAGGCAGTTTTTTAATTGGGCCACTGATTACGACATCATTGTAGAAAATCCCATGAGAAGAATAAAGGAGACGAAAGAAGATTTTCGGATTGGTTCCATCCTGACACCGGAGCAGAGGGAGATTTTCCGCTGCTGCTGCCGGACCGAAAGAGAGCTGTCCCTGATAGATTTTTTATACAGTTCTGGCGGCCGAATCTCCGAAATTCGCCAGCTTAACCGCAATCAGATAGACCTGGTGAACCGCCGGGCGGTTATCTATGGCAAGGGCAGAAAGGAAAGAGAGATATATTTTTCGCCGCAGGCATTCGTACACGTCACGCAGTATCTTGCCGGCAGGAAGGATGATAATGAGGCTCTGTTTGTATCCACGAAGAAACCTTATAATCGGTTAACAAAAGACGGTATTCGGTGGATTATAAAAAATATACAGTCCAGGGATGAACGTCTGAAGGGCTTACAGATATCACCGCACACCTTCCGGCGGACATGCGGTACTGATATGATAAATCACGGCGCACCGGCGGAACTGGTACAGCGTAAACTTGGACACAGCAATATCAATACGACACTGACATGTTATGCGCGGATTGCCACAGAGACAGTCCGGGAGGCAAACAACAAATATTGTTACGCATAGGCAGGAGGATTAATGACAGCTAAGGAATATTTGAAGAGGATTAGAAAACTGGATCACGATATCGACAGAAAGCAGTATGAGTTTGAGACTTTAAAGAAGCGCAGGACATACATAAGCGGAATGGATTACTCGGCAGACAGGGTGCAGATGAGTTCCGACGGGGAAGGATTTACCAGTATATCAGATAGACTTATCGACTTGCAGCGAGAAATTAATACCGAGATAGATGAGTACCATGATATGAGACATAAGGCCATTAATCAAATACAGAGTTTATCAAGAGAGGAATATTCTGATATCCTGTTCCGTCTGTATGTACAATATCAGTCAATGACCGAGGTAGCGTCCGAGATGAAATATGATTATTACTGGGCCTGTCATCTACATGGCAGGGCATTACTGGAATTTGATGACCGCTTTTTGAAACACCGCAACTAACCGCAAGACTTTTTCTATTAACCCATGTTATAGTGTAGATAGCGAATTAGGGATAGAAGCCTGGTTCGCTTCATTCATCATTATTCCGGCCGTTTGAAAATAATTAGAGCGGCCGGGACCTCCGTACGGCCGCCAGCGTGCAACAGCCTGGTGGCCGATTAGAAGCCGACGTTCTTACTGCTTTCTTCATGGCTTCGCAAATCGGATAGAAAACGGCGTTTAGGTGACACGAAAGGGCCCTTGGTTGGTATCATGCCAGTTGGCTGCTGTGCGGCCCGAAAGATACCCGTCAGCCAGCCGCGCAGAGCTGGTGCATACCGGGGACGACCCGGTAATCGGAATGTAGCTTAAACGGCAGAGTAGCGGTGGCCACCGCAAGGTGCAGGTTCGAACCCTGCCATTCCGAAGAGGCCGGTTCGCTACCGGATGAACTGAGAGTGAGCGCAACGCCTCAGAGAGATTGACAATGCCCGTCAGAGATGGCGGGCCGTGCTATGTGGAGCATGGCGCAGTGGTAGCGCAGGCGTCTGATGGCTGCCAGGTCTCCGGTTCGATTCCGGATGTTCCGCTTGTGAGAATAAGTATAACCAGTTGACAAAAGTAGTGGGGCGTTTATCGATTGATAGGCGCTTTTTTAATGCATGAAAGAAGGTGAAATTTTTGAGGAACCGCCCGGATAAAGACGGAACCCACCGCGGAGCGTTCGAAAGGAATAAGAAGAAGATATTCGCAACTCAAAGTGTGTGCGGTATCTGTGGTAAGCCGGTGGACTTTACCCTTAAGTATCCGCATCCGCTATCACCATGTATTGACCATATAATACCGATTGCAAGGAACGGCCATCCATCAGATATTGACAATCTACAATTGGCCCACTGGACCTGCAACCGGCAGAAGTCAGATAAGTTGGTGGAAGAAAAGAAAAAATATCAGGGGGACAGCAACGAAATAATAAGCAACCGTATGCTGCCGCAATCAATAGATTGGACTAAATATAGCGGGTAAAGGTGTTTTGGCAGACGGGAGAAGGTAGGGGGATACCTCCCTCCCCTCCCTCTCTTTCGACCTACACGCCGTCACTGTGAAAAAAAACACACGCCAAAAGGAGAACGACATGACAGAACTGAACGGAATTGAATATTTGCGGAGAAAATTGACCATGAAAAAATCAAGGGTTCAGCTCCGGTACAAATATTATGAAATGAAAAATAGCTTTGTTGATATGGGAATATCGACTCCACCAAACTTGAAGAACTGGAAATCCGTTCTCGGCTGGTGCGGGAAGGCGGTAGATTCACTATCCGATAGGCTTATATTTCGTGAATTTATGGACGACAATTTTGACCTAAACGAAATATTTCAGATGAATAATCCGGACACGCTGTTTGATAGTGCGGTACTATCTGCATTGGTGTCATCCTGCTGTTTTATCTACATCAGTGCAGACGAGGACGGATTCCCCCGGTTACAGGTCATCGACGGTGGAAGCGCAACGGGTATTATAGATCCGATTACCGGGCTATTAACAGAAGGGTATGCAGTGCTGGAAGTAGATAAAGACAAAAAGCCAACATTGGAAGCATATTTCGTACCGGGAAGAACAGTTTATTACCGGGCAGGGGGGAAAGAGGTTGAAAGTATACCGAATAGTGCGCCGTATCCGTTACTGGTCCCAATTATTTACCGGCCGGATGCGGTCAGGCCGTTCGGACATTCACGGATAAGCCGGGCCTGTATGGAAATTATGGGGAGCGCGCTTCGAACGATTAAGCGATCGGAGATTGCGGCAGAATTTTACTCCTTCCCACAAAAATACGTGGTGGGATTGTCAAGCGAGGCGGAGCGGATGGAAAAATGGCGGGCAACAATGTCATCCATGCTTCAGTTTGATAAAGACGCAGACGGGGACAGCCCAAAATTGGGGCAGTTTACCCAGCAGAGCATGTCGCCGCATACAGAACAGCTCCGGATGTTTGCTTCGCTGTTTTCAGGGGAAACCGGTTTGACGTTAGACGATTTGGGCTTTGTAACAGATAACCCCAGCAGTGCAGAAGCCATAAAGGCCAGCCATGAGAATCTAAGATTGGCAGCCAGGAAAGCACAGCGGACCTTCGGAAGCGGATTTTTAAATGTCGGATATTTAGCTGCATGCATCCGGGATGATTATCCATACCAGCGGAAACAGTTATATCTTACCCGCGCTGCCTGGGAACCGGTATTTGAACCAGATGCAGCGATGCTAACCAGTATTGGTGATGGTGTGACTAAAATCAACCAGGCTGTCCCGGGTTATTTCGGTCCTGAAAACCTTCGGGGCCTGACAGGGATTGAATACTTAGGGGAGGTGAAGTAGTGGAAGACATAACGCCGGAGCTGCTTTCAAAAATCGAAAAAGCTTTTAAGGCAGCCATCGAGAAAAATAAAAAGATAGCGGTTTTGTACGAAAGGATCCGAGACGGAACTGCTACATACCAGGAAGCAAATGAATTTGCAATAGAAATTGGTGAAAGCCTGGCGGAAGCATTTAAAAATCATTTAAGTGCCGACATCCTTCCCGATGGGCGCATGTATTACAATATTGCAAGCCGGATTATTCCGGAGACATTGCAGCACAATCATGAATTAATCACCGAAGTTACTGCAAAAATCCAGGAAGATTTGAACAAGCGCGCTGGAATAGGGATAAAAGCAATCAAGCCGGAATTGAACGAGGACCGAATAAAAGGGCTTATTGAGAAGGTATCAAATGTAGAAGACTATAATGATGTGGCATGGGTTCTGGATGAGCCAATCGTAAATTTTTCCCAAAGCATTGTGGACGATTTCATCCGAGAGAACGTGGAGTTTCAGGGGGCAGCAGGAATGCGACCAAAGATTATTAGAACGACAGTAGGAAAGTGCTGTGAGTGGTGCGAAAAGCTCTCGGGAACCTATTCATATCCAAACATACGGAAGGATATTTACAGGCGTCATGAGCGATGCAGATGCATCGTTACTTATGATCCGGATAAAGGGAAGGACATACAGAATGTTCACACAAAAAGATGGCAGGAACGTGAAAAAATAGAGGCAAGAAAGAAAATTGGTATTAGCCAGGAGAAAAAAGAATCACCGGAAGCCAGGCAGCAGCGGGTAATGCGGGAGAATGGATTAAGCCGTGAGGCTCAGAGATTGGCCCATCCCAAAATACACCGATGAATAATTATGATTAAGGAGGGGATGTCATGGCAGATGTCAGAATGGGCCGCCAGACACCCACTCAATCCGTAATTCTTCCTTACATCCAGACAAAAGGGCCGGAAGCGATTGAATTATATCATGCAACAGGGAATGACCTGCTGGAATGGCAGCAGCTTTTAGCATGCGACATCATGGCGACAAACGAAGACGGCCTGTGGGTACATCAAAAATATGGCTACTCCGTGCCACGAAGAAATGGTAAAAGTGAAAACGTTCTGGGCCGCTGCCTGTGGGGGTTGAAAAACGGAGAACGCATTCTTTATACGGCCCATCGGGCGACAACCTCGCATTCGGTATGGGAACGTCTGGATCGAATGTGTTCTAAAGCTGGAATTGAAATCGAGTCATCGTTTAAAGCATTCGGAAAAGAGCATTTATATGCATCAGACGGAGGTGTAATTGAGTTTCGAACCAGGACGTCAAGCGGGGGCCTGGGGGAAGGCTATGACCTTCTTATAATCGATGAAGCGCAGGAGTACACGGAAGCGCAGGAAACGACACTGAAATACGTTGTATCAGACAGCCCCAATCCGCAGACGATTATGCTTGGAACGCCTCCAACCGTGGTGTCGGCCGGAACTGTGTTTGTAAAATACCGGGATACGGTGCTTTCTGGAAATGGTTTTGATTCCGGGTGGGCTGAATGGTCCGTCGAGGAACAGCATGAACCGGGAGACGTGGAATCATGGTACGAAACCAATCCTTCCCTGGGGACGATTTTAACAGAAAGAAAGATTCGGGCAGAGATTACAACCGATGATATCGATTTTAATATCCAAAGATTGGGGCTGTGGCTTAAATATAATCAAAAATCAGCCATCAGCAGGAATGAATGGGATGCACTCCGGCTTTCAAAGCTGCCAGTCTTTAAAGGACAATTATTTGTTGGAATTAAATACGGCGTGAATGGAACAAATGCGGCTATGTCTATTGCCGTAAAGACTGAAGACGGAAGAATTTTTGTTGAATCAATTGACTGCCGGCCGATTCGGGCAGGGAATGCCTGGATTATTGAATTTCTAAAGGCTTCACCCGCTATCGGAGGAGTTGCGATTGACGGCGCAAATGGTCAGAAAATCTTAGAAGAGGATATGAAGGAAGCGAGACTGAAAGTACCTGTGCTGCCAACAGTAAAACAGATCATAGTCGCAAATGCGGCGTTTGAACTGGGGCTTGAAAAGACCATCTGTCATATGGGTCAGCCATCGTTGGCCCAGGCAGCAACTAATTGCGAAAAACGGGCAATTGGGACCAATGGAGGATTCGGCTATCGCGCCCAAAAAGAAGGGGTTGAAATTGCCTTGTTGGATAGTGTTATCCTGGCGTACTGGATGTGCCGGGAAAGTAAAGAAAAAAAGAAACAGAGAATTAGTTACTGATATAGCAGCTCTTTACAGGCTGCTTTTTTAGTATAAGATTACCGATACCACTGGGAAGTGGGGAAAGGAGAAAAAAATGGCAGAATTTACACCAATTACAACGCAGGAGGATTTCGACAAAGCAATCGGAGAGAGATTGAAACGCGAAAGAGAGACGGTGAAAAAAGAATATGCCGGATATCTGTCGCCAGAGGATGAGAAAAAGAAATATGAAGGCTATCTCTCACCGGCAGCAGAAAAAGAAAAGTATAAAGGCTACTTAACTCCGGAAGAGGCAGCAGAGAAAGAAAAAGCAATTAAGGGCTACGAGGCCAACTCGGTAAAAATGAGAATCGCCCATGAGGTAGGGATTCCCTACGAGCTTGCAGACCGATTAACGGGGGAGAATGAAGAGGCACTCAGGAAAGATGCGGAGGGACTGATTAAAATTATGGGAAGCCAGGCACATAAAGTGCCACCGCTTAAAAGCACTGAGCCGCCGGCGGCAGACACAAAGACAGCAGCTTTTAAATCAATGCTGGATAACATGAAAGGAGAATAGAAGATGGCAAGTATTTTAACAAAGGGAAGCTTATTCCCGGCAGAACTGGTTTCTGAAATGTTCAACAAGGTAAAGGGGAAATCTTCCTTGGCAGCTCTTTCCAATCAGGAACCAATACCGTTTAATGGTAAAACAGAATTTACATTTACGTTAGACAAAGAGGTCGATATCGTGGCAGAGAACGGTAAAAAAACCAATGGTGGAGCCACAGTGGAACCTGTAACCATTATCCCGATTAAATTTGAATATGGTACGAGGGTTTCGGACGAGTTCATGTATGCGGCAGAAGAAATACAGCTTGGGTATCTTCAGGCGTTTTCGGATGGGTTTTCAAAGAAAGTTGCACGAGGACTCGACATTGCGGCCATGCATGGATTTAATCCACGAACTGGAACTGCATCTTCCGTGGTCGGAAACAATCACTTCGATGCAGCCGTAACACAGACAATTGATTATGTAGCAGCTTCGGCAGACGATAATGTTGACGCAGCCGTAACAGCCATTCAGGCCGCAGACGGTTCCGTAACTGGGATGGCTATGTCACCGGCATTCAGTTCCGCGCTGGCCAGGCTGAAGGCAAACGGAGTTCGTCTGTATCCAGAACTGGCCTGGGGAGGCAATCCGAGTTCCCTGAATGGACTGGCAATTGATGTAAACAATACGGTATCATTCGGAACTTCTAAGGATCAGGCCATTCTCGGAGATTTTCAGAATGCATTTAAGTGGGGTTATGCTAAAGAGGTTCCGATTGAAGTGATTCCTTATGGAGATCCGGATAACTCGGGCGTGGACTTAAAGGGTTCTAACCAGGTTTATATCCGCGGCGAAGTGTATGTTGGATGGGGAATCCTGATTCCGGCCTCTTTCGGCCGCATTGTAACCCCTGAGGGCGCATAATGAAGTACCGAAATAGAAAAACAGGATGTGTAATTGATATCAAAAGCCGTTTGAGTGGTGGTGACTGGGAGCCAGTAGAGTCGGCCCCTACACCGCCGCCCCAGAAAAAGCAGGTGGTGAGAAAAAAGAATGTCCAACTTTGCGACGATTGAAGATATTGAAAAGTTATGGCGCACGTTAAAACCAGATGAAAAAACCAGGGCGGAAGAGCTTTTAAAAGTGGTTTCAGATAGTCTCCGGGTTGAAGCTGCTAATGTGCAGAAGAACCTGGACGAAATGATATTGAAACAGCCTTATCTTGGGACTGTGGCGAAATCAGTAACCGTGGATGTTGTTGCAAGGACATTAATGACATCCACCGACCAGGAGCCAATGTCTCAAATGTCCGAGTCTGCCCTCGGATATTCGGTGTCAGGCACATATCTAATACCGGGAGGCGGCCTTTTTATTAAAAAATCCGAGCTGTCGCGCCTGGGCTTACGAAGACAAAGGTATGGGGTGATTGATTTTTATGCTGAAGGGAATAACGATAACACTACACAATAAGAAAATAGCGTCGGCCGATGAATTTAACCGCCCAATTTATCAGGAAACCCCGATACTGGTTGAAAATGTACTTGTCGCCCCGGAATCAAATCCAGAAATATTGAGTCAGCTAAATTTATCCGGAAAGAAGGAAGTCTATGTTCTGGCTATTCCAAAAGGGGATACAAATAATTGGACGGATACTAAGGTCGAGTTTTTTGGAAAAGTATGGCGTACAGTAGGAGAACCGCTGGAAGGAATTGAGGGACTTATCCCGCTTGACTGGAATAAGAAAGTGAGAGTGGAGCGATATGGCTAACATGAAAGTAGTATTGAATAGCGAGGGGGTACGCTCCCTGCTCCGGTCAAAGGAAATGATGGATTACTGCACGGAGCTTGCGCAGGGAATCCAGGGCAGGGCTGGGAACGGATATGATATAAGCAAGCATACAGGACCAAACCGAGTCAATGTTTCGGTAAGAACGGCCTCCGGTGCTGCGGAGGCAGAAAACAGGGGTGGAAGCAACAAACTGTTAAAGGCGGTGAAGTGATGATAGAAAAGACTGTACTTGACTATCTGAATAGAAAGTTGGACGTGCCGGCATACATGGAGGTCCCGGAAAAACCAGAGAAGGAATACGTTGTGATTGAAAAAACGGGAAGCGGAGCAGAGAACCATATCTGTTCCGCTGTTTTTGCAATACAGTCAATTTCGGACTCCCTGCTGCACGCTGCACAGTTAAACGAAAAGGTTAAAGCGGCAATGAATACCATCATGGAACAAGATGAAATCTGCCGTGCTGACCTGAACAGCGACTATAACTACACGGATACGGCAAGCAAAGAATATCGTTATCAGGCCGTATTTGATGTAATCCATTATTAAAAAAAGCCTGCTAATAAAAAGTCAAGCACTTTTTGAAAATTTTTGTGAAGTGATTTTATGGCACAACTCTAAGACCGCCTCATCAGCCGGTCAAAAAGAAAGCCGTAATAGACGGAATGATTATTCGTTTTGTTCCAGACTGCGCAGATGTGCTTTTACCTTGCCGTAGTAGATGCGGAGGAACTTATTCGCACCAGCAGTCATGTACACATAGTAAGGTTTTCCTTCGGAACGCTTCCGGTTCAGAAACTGGTAGACAGGTTCATTCTCCGGGGCATTCTGGAGCAGGGTGGTCATGACCTGGAACAGGGTCTTACGGAGCCTGCCGGTTCCACATTTGGAAGCTTTGTTGCTCTTTGAGTTGTGCTGCCCTGACTGCTCCACACCGGGATCGACACCTGCAAAAGCAGTGATTGCCTCCCGATGGGTAAATCTTGAAACATCGCCAATCTCAGCAATGAGCTGGGGACCGTAAGTTTTGCCCACGCCATACATGCCCATGACAACCTCGTATTCTGGGAGCGTGGAAGCAAGTGCATTCATCTCCCTGCGGAGCTGTTCGATATGGGCAGAGGCAAGATTGAGCTGCTGGATACTCTGCTGGATCAGAAGCTTATAGGACGTCTCCTTTGGGAACACGGCAACAAGCTCTTTAGAGGCGTTAAACAGTTCTTCTGGTTTGGAAGGCTGATAAATATAATGGTGTTTCCTGCAGAAAGCTTCATAGCGCACTGTAAAAGCTTTCAAGCCGGTTTTACGGACACAGTCCACATGCCAGAATGAGTAAGCGTAATCGACCCATTTTTCACTGCCATCTTCACGGGCAGGGCTGTTGAACAGTTTATTTACACCGGGGTATGTATTATCCAACAGTGCAATCAGGTTTGCCTTTGCGGCAACCTTTTGCTTCATAAAGAAGCTGAATTGTGAATTTAAGGTTTTCAATTGGTTACGTGTATTGTCCATACATGAATACTGCCGCAGTTCAGCCCAGTTGTCAAGGGTATAGCGTGCTATCTTTTTAGCATCAGCAGGGTCAGATTTGACCTTGCGCAACGTATTGTTACCAAAGTTTTTAATCAGATGCGGATTGACGACAGTTACAAAAAACCCGGCATTAGAGAGGGAGTTAGCCATGGACTCATGGTATCTGCCAGTACACTCCATTACAATCCTTGTATCCCCTTCAAGTGAAGCCAGATAATTTGATAGTTCTTTTAAGGATTGGGAAGTGTGAAAAACATCAAAGGGTTTCCTGACAATGACGCCTCCGGGCTGCAGGACTGCGATGGTGCTCTTGCCCTTTGAGACATCAATACCGACAGCGTTGTACATCCTAATGTACCTCCTGAAAATGAATTTGCATGGTATCCAGCATTCCTCACTGCTTATTCAATCTCCTGGGGTATCAAACGGACATGTACAAGGACAGTCCAACCTGCATAAATCGAACGGCTGCAAATGATAGGCTGGCTGACTGGCTTTCTTGCGGACACCTAAAGTGGTCCTAGGAGGTGTCGTCATACCAATGCCTAATCATTATACAGCTTAAACAATGAGAGGATTAAGTCCCAACTGGCTGTTGGGTACTGAAACCCTACACTTATATATTAGGAGGAGGAAAAGGAATGTCTGACACTGCAAATGTATCGGTTGGGAAACCGAAAATAGAAGGTGCTGTATACCGTGCGCCGATTGGAAGCACGCTTCCAACAGATGCGAAAGCGGCTCTTGATGCGGCATTTAAAGGACTGGGATATATCAGTGATGCGGGAATGGTCAACAGTAACTCGCCAACGACGGAAAATGTAAAAGCCTGGGGAGGCGATCAGGTTTTATCTTACCAGACCGAAAAACCGGACACCTTTCAGTTTACGCTTATTGAAGCGTTAAATGAAGAAGTGCTGAAAATGGTATACGGTGATGACAACGTTGCCGGTACGCTGGCAGCGGGCATTACAGTAAAAGCGAACAGCAGGGAGCAGCAAGAATGTGTATATGTTGTTGATATGATTCTGAAGAACAATTCCCTGAAACGCGTTGTTATCCCTAAAGGAAAGGTGACGGCTGTAGGCGACATTACATACTCTGATACGGCCGCAATTGGCTATCAGACAACTATCACGGCGGCGCCAGATTCCGCAAGTAATACGCACTACGAATACATCACAAAGGAGGCCGCAAAAGCATGATTAAGGGTACAACAAAATCGGGATTTAAATACGAGGTCGATGAAAGCGCAGCGGATAATATGGAGCTGATTGACGCACTGGCGGAGGCGGCAGGCGATGATATGCTTGCTATTTCCAATGTTTGTAAAATGTTGCTTGGAAAGGACATGAGGAAAAAGCTCTACGATCATGTCCGCGCAGCGGATGGACGCGTCCCCATTAAGAATGCGGTCGATGAAATTATGGAAATTATGCAGGCTATGGGAGATAAGGGAAAAAAATAATATCCCTCGCCGGGATGATGGCAGTGGACCGCGATGCATGGATATGTGACCTTGCAGAAACATATAGAATATTTGATTACAGGGCGTTACCAGTTGGCTTACTGGCGACGCTCTCTTTCGGTTTAAGGGAAGATTCCAGGATTAAGCAGAAGATGAATGGAATGAAAACATCAAATAGTACCATGCTCCTGATGTTGGCCGTGGACTGTCTGAGAATGCTTGTATGGATGAATACAGCCGATGGGGCTAAGAACATCAATCGGCCTAAGTCGTTGGTTGAGGAATTGATTGAAACTCCAAACCAGAATAGAGAATTTGAGGTATTCGAATCCGGCGAGGATTTTGAAGCGAGACGAAGAAAAATAATAGAGGGGGTATGATAAATGGCAGCAGGAACGGAATTAGCAAAAGCATATGTACAGATTATACCCTCCGCTGATGGCGTAAAAGGGAAGATCCAGGAGGCACTTGGCGGAGAGGCGGAATCAGCCGGAAAATCCGCGGGGGCCTCTGTGGGAAGTAACCTGATAGGCACATTAAAAAAAGCGTTGGTTGTAGCCGGAATTGGTGCTGCAATCAAGGAGTCTATTGAGGCCGGTGCGGAATTACAGCAGAGCATCGGTGGCATTGAGACACTGTTTAAGGATAACGCGGACACTGTAAAGCAATATGCAGCAGACGCATATAAAACCGCTGGGCTGTCGGCAAATGATTATATGCAGAGCGTAACCGGGTTTTCCGCAAGCTTGTTACAGGGGCTTGGCGGAGACACGGCGAAAGCCGCTGAAGTTGCCAACATGGCACTGGTGGACATGTCCGATAATGCGAATAAAATGGGTAGCGACATGGGGTCGATACAAAACGCTTATCAGGGCTTTGCAAAGCAAAATTATACGATGTTGGACAACCTAAAGCTGGGATACGGTGGGACGAAGTCAGAAATGGAACGGCTCTTAAAGGACGCCGAGAAGTTCTCCGGTGTTAAATATGACATCGACAATTTAAGCGATGTATACAACGCTATCCATGTTATTCAGGGAGAACTTGACATTACCGGAACTACAGCAAAAGAAGCTTCGACAACAATTTCTGGATCCATGGACTCGATGAAGTCTTCTTTTCAAAATGTTCTTGCAGATCTGGCCCTGGGAAATGATTTAAGCGCTTCCATGCAGGGACTGGGAGATTCTATTGCGGCCGTGGCACAGAATATCATACCGGTAATTACAAACATTATCACATCGGTTCCAACTCTATTAGTTGCATTGATTCCGCAGCTTATCCCGATTGTAATATCCGGGGCGCAGCAGCTTGTACAGGGATTAATAGACGGCTTTTCGCAAGCCTTGCCGGCTATAAGCGGTATCAGTACACAGATTCCTGATGGAGTTATAACGGCCATTTCCACCGGGCTTCCTTCTATCCTGCAAAAGGGTGTGGAAGTTATCACGAATGTGGCAAATGGAATCTTGCAGAATCTTCCGTCATTAATTTCCGCAGCGGGGAATATTTTAGGGCAGCTTTTGAATGCGTTCCTGGCTGGATTGCCAGGCATGCTTGACGCAGGCGTTAAGCTGGTCGGGAACATCGGAACCGGACTATTGCAAAATGGGCCGAAAGTATTAGCCGCCATTGGAAGCGTGATCGCACAGCTATTATCCACTATTGTGTCGCATCTTCCGGAATTGCTTCAGAAGGGAATTGAGTTAATCGGTCAGTTGGCAGCCGGTATTATAGAGGCAATTCCCAAAATTGCTTTGGCAGTCCCGCAGGTAATAAGCGAGATTAAGACAAAGTTTTCAGAGATTGATTGGGGAGAAGTTGGTTCGAATATTATTTCGGGCATTGCAAAAGGAATTACCGGAGCTGTGGGAAAGATTAAGGAGGCAGCAGAGGGAGCCGCTAGGAAAGCGTATGAAACAGCCAAAAAAGCACTCGGTATCAACTCGCCGTCAAAATTAATGCGAGATGAAGTTGGAAAGTTTATCCCGGCCGGTATCGCGGAAGGCATTAACCAGAACGCAAAAGTGATCAGCTTTGATGCAGTTGCAAATCATATCGTATCCAATGCTAAAAGTACAATTGGAGCCGAAACGGTTCCGCTGGCCTATGCTTCAGGAGGAACATATCTTGATTATGCCAGGATGGGCGACCAGATGCGTCAGGCGCTTAATGGAACCACCGTTCAAATGGACGGGAAAGCTGTTGGTCGGATTACCACACCCACAGTTAACCGGAACATGTTAAGTCAGGAAGGATTAGAAAGGAGAGGTGTAGTATGACCGATTATGGTCAGGCTTACGGAATTTTGTTTGATGATGAGAAGCATACATACAGAGACTTTGGACTAATCTGCACCTCACTTCAAATCGAGCTTCCGGAATTAAAAAAGAAGCAAATCGAGTTAAAAGGAGCTGACGGGTATATTGACCTTACAGAAGTATTCGGCCGTCCGATGTACGGGAACCGGACCATTAAATCAGAATTTGTCCTGAAAGAAACAGGCGCGGAGGATTGGGCGGACAATATTTCAAATATAGGGAATTATTTGCATGGCCGGTCACGAAAATTCATCCTGGACAGCGATCCGGCCTATTATTACGAAGGCAGATTTGAAGAGGAACATGAAAAAGAGTTTCGTCCATTCTCGAAGGTAATTTTGACGGCCGATTGCAAGCCGTATAAAAAAGAGCTGGCCGATTCCATAGCCGAAGACTGGCCGTGGGACTCCTTCTCTTTCGAAGATGGAATTATCCGGGAATATGGAAATATCACGGTAAATGGATCCTGCACGCTTAATGTAATCGGGCGGGAGCAGGTTCTGGTTCCTGTTATTTACAGCACGACGGCGATGACAGTGACCTACAAAAATAAGACCTACAATCTGGCTTCAGGAAAAAATTATATCTATTCCATTACAATTCAGCCGGGAGATAATCTCCTGGTATTCACGGGAACCGGAACGATATCGGTCGAATATAGGGGAGGGAAATTATAATGTACCGTGTGACAGCGCAATATGAATTTGAAGAATACAGCCTGCATGAAATGTTTTCTGACGAATATGTGCTGATATCTCCGGTACTGACGGAAAAAGTCGGCAAGGCAGGAAGCTTTAAGTTTGATATCCCTATTAACCATCCCAGTTATCGTTCGGTGCTGCCTTTTCAGACCTACATCACAATTTATAAAGACGATATTGAATACTGGCATGGAAGGGTGATAGATGCGGAAGAAGACTTTTACAGAACAAAAAGCGTCACCTGTGAAGGGGAGCTGGGGTTTTTAAATGACAGCATTATCCCGGTTTATCAGTTTTCCGGGAATATTCCGGAGTACATAGACAGTATTCTACTCATGCACAATTCACAGGTGGAAGAGGAAAAGAAGATTTACCGGGGAAATGTGGAAGTTACGGATCCAAACGGTTATTTAACCAGGGCGAACCAGAATTATCCCGATACGTTATCCGAGTTGACAAACAAATTGATTGATACGTACGGCGGTTATTTTCGGACTCGGCGCGTGAATGGGAAAATCTATATTGATTATCTGTACGAGTATGGAGAACTTAATCAGCAGCAATTACGAATTGTGGAAAACATCCTCGATTATTCCTGCAAATTTGGTGGGGATTTTTGCACCCGGCTAATACCACTTGGAGCAAAGCAGGAAGACACCGGAGAAGAGGACCCGCAGCGCATTACGATTTCTTCGGTCAATGGCGGCGTTATCTATGTGGATAACGCGGAGCTGGTGGCGAGATATGGAATAATTGTGGGAACGAAAACATGGGATGACGTGACAGACCCGGTTCACTTAAAGCTAAAAGGGCAGTCTTATATAAATTCGCAGGAGTTTCCACAAAAACTGGAACTGACTGCTGTTGATTTGTCCAATATCAATATCGACATCGATGCACTGCGAATAGGGTGCATGGCAACCGTAATCAGCCCGTTTCACGAACTGAGTGCGGCGTATTTTCTTTCCAGCAAAACGAGTCACTTAGATGCGCCGGAAGAGGACAGCGTATCCCTGGGAGCAGAAATAGATACATTCACCGGGAAGACTGCAAAACGGCAGCAGGACACTGAAAATCAGATAAGCAAAGTAGAGCAGGAAGCGCGCGAGAGTATCGTCAATATCGGTAAGACGATAACTGGGACAAAAGGCGGCTATGTCGTCTTGGATACGTTTGACGATTCCGGGAAATTGGTGGACCCGTGGCAGTTGTTAATTATGGACCGTCCAGACAAGACCCAGGCAGTAAATGTCATCCGAATGAATCAAGGGGGGATTGCCTTTTCGACGTCCGGCTATAATGGGCCGTATAAATCAGCCTGGGATATTAACGGTCAGTTTGTAGCCGATTTTATTCGGGCAGGAACCATGCTGGCTGACCGGATCCGGGGAGGCACATTACAACTTGGCGGACAATCAAACCAGAATGGAGTGCTGAAAATTTTAAATGCTTCCGGGCAGCAGATAGGCATATGGGATAAAGACGGGATACGAATGAGTTCCGGGCCGTCACAGGTGAACTTCACTTCGCTGCAAAGCGGAAGCGCGATTGAACTAATAGGAAACGTTATTTATGGAACTGGCCGGCCGGATAAATCGCGGGCAACCATAGATTCCCTGCGGATAAAAATGTACAGCGACAGAGACGACGTAAACAGCGCCTACATCGAGGAGGACGCCGACGGAATTACATTTTGGATAAACCGAAATGAATCATCGTTTTATGGGGCAGAGAACATGCGCACCGTTGATGCCGTAATTGACGGAAATCTTGATGTGAGCGGAGAGAAAAACAGGATTGTCAAAACGGGTTACGGCGATATAAAAATGGCAGCATATGAAACGGCGTCCCCCATGTTTGGAGACGTGGGGAGCGGAACAATCGGCGTAGACGGTCTTTGTTACGTGACGTTGGACAGTATTTTTGCCGAGACGGTCAATGCTGGATGCGAATATCAGGTGTTTCTTCAGGCGTATGGGCCGGGCAGCATTTATGTGTCGGAGCGGACCCCGGCATTTTTTATTGTTGCCGGGCGGGCAGGCCAGCGGTTTGGCTGGGAGATAAAGGCGAAACAGGCAGGATATGAACAGAACCGGCTGGATTGCCGCAGGGACCGCCTTAAGGCCCAGGACAGCGTTGATTATGCTGCTGAAGGGGCGAAATATTATAAAAAATATATGGAGGGACTGATAACATGAAGAAGATAACAGCGGTAACACTGTTTCAGACGGCGGTAGGGTACAGGCTGTCAATGGCATATTCGGAGATTAACGACGAAGGCGTCATTATAAAGGACAATGCCCGTCTTGACCGCATCTTAGTTAACCAGGACGTGATTGACAGTGCAACAGCCTTGATGTCTTACGCCCAGGGATGCGTTGATAAGGAGGGGTAAGCATGGCAATTGAGAACATTGACTTAAGTCAAGAAATAGAGAGTTGGAAATCGGCGGTACGCGGAAAAGACGTCCGGGCGGCCAACGTGGCAGCCTTTGAAAAAATACAGGGGACCGTAAATGATACGGTGCAGAACGTGAACCAGGCGGCTGAAGACTCGGCCAGTGCAGCCCACAATGCACAAGCTGCCGTTGATAGCATCCAGGCAGCAATTGTCACGGCGACAGAAAAAGCAGCAGCAGCGGCAACCTCAGCCACTCAGGCAGCCGGTTCCCAGGCAGCGGCTGCCAGCTCCAAGACCGCTGCCGAACAATCAGAAACAAATGCGGCCGCCAGTGCTGCCGAGGCCAGGCAGATAGCGGAGGGGTTCGGCGGATTCGACGGTACAGCCGCCAGCGTCAAGGTGACAGATACCTATGGACTTGTGATTGACGCCCTGGGGGAAAGCACCACACAGGCTTTGATTGATGCGGTGGCCAATAAAGTAATAAATGAGCTTATTGCTAAAAGTAATATAGTAAACAATCTGCTTGCAACGGAAGTAGGGACTGTATTGAGCGGTGCGCTGGGACCAATAATTGACCAGAGATTGACAGATTTAATGAACAAATATACTCAATTAAATGGCGATCTGAAAATTAAATTCCTGGACGTTACCTGCCAGGAAGGAAAAACAGAGACAACCGCATTAAGTGCATATGACAATATCGTAACTGGTATGGCATCTTTGTCCAACAATAATTATATTATCGGGCATATATTGATTAACGATAGACTAATTATCACTTCAACGGTCGCCCATACCGTAAGGGTATATTATATTAACATCCCAAAAAAATAACTGCCACCCGGAATCGAAATAACAATTTAATTGAGTAACTTAACAAAAAAGAAAGGAAGATAGGGAAAATGAATAAAGACAAACTAATTTTAAAAAATGGACATGAAATTGAACTTGAGGCCGGAGCCAGCCTGGGAGCATTACAGGTGCTGTCCGCTGACCGTGCGGCGATGCTTGCCACTTGGGAGCTGCTTACTCCGGACAACCTGGCTGCTGTGCAGATTAAAAACGGCGCCGGGCTGACGGTCGGAACCTATACCGACCTGGTGCTGGTGTCTGAAACGTCCGTGGTGGCCGTTGATGGAACAGTACTGACAACTTATAGCCTGCGTCCTAAAACGGATGTGGAACGGCTTACAGAGCGCGTGGCAGTAGTTGAAGAGGGGCAGCAGGTACAGGACGGGGCCATCAATGATGTAGCCAAACTTGCAGGAAGTCTGGCGGAACAAGCAGGAGGGATGTCATAATGGGAAGATTTTACGGGTTAAAAATAAGAGCAGGAGAAATGACGCTGGAAGAGGTACAGACGTGGTGGCGGCCACAGGTTGAAAAATGGCTGAAAGAGAATCCGACGGAGTAAAGGAGACAGACAATGAAAAAGGAATACGTAATTGCAATTCAGGGAGCCTTGGCGGCGGCTGGCGCTTTTTTAAGTGACAAGCTGGGAATCCTGTACCCCGTATTATGCGTTTTAATGGGGATGATGGTCTTAGACTATATCACGGGCATGCTTGCCAGCAAAACAGAAGCTATTGACCATCCGGATGACAAAAGATATGGATGGAGCAGTAAAAAAGGGGCTAAAGGTATCATCAAAAAAGTTGGTTATCTGTGCGTGATCGCTGTGGCGATGGTAGTTGATTATGTAATAGCTAGGGTATCTGGAAGCCTTGGAATTGTAATGCCGACAAGCGCGTTTTTCGGCCTTCTGGTGGCCGTTTGGTACTTGCTGAACGAATTACTGTCTATCGTTGAAAACGCTGGCAGAATGGGCGCTGCTGTGCCGGATTGGCTGCTTAAATATATCGCGGTCTTAAAGGACAAGATTGACAGCAACGATTATGGACAGGGTGACAGTAATCAGTAGAGAGGCGGTGATCCGACCATCTTCCGGCCGGTGGGGTTATACCGGAGTTGCGACATCGCAACAACTATACATATGGCCTGGGACATCCTGGGCCTTTTTTGATTGGAGGAAGTTATGCAGATACATAAATTACTTACACCATATAATTACAATCCTGGTCAGTTAAGCCGTATCAAGTATATCGTGATCCATTATGTAGGAGCTACAGGCGGAGCAAAAGCCAATTGTGAGTATTATGCAAGCAAATACATCGGGGCCAGCGCCCACTACTTTGTGGGCTTTGAGGGAGAGATATGGCAGTCGGTAGAGGATAAGAACATTGCCTGGCACTGCGGCGCGAAGTCCTACAAGCATCCGGAGTGCCGCAACGCCAACAGCATCGGAATAGAGTTGTGCGTGCGCAATAAGGGCAGCCAGGCAGACACCAGCCGTGACTGGTACTTTGAGGACGCGACAGTGGAGGCAGCAGTGGAGCTGACCAGAGATCTGATGGACAAGTACAACGTGCCGGCAGACCATATCATCCGGCATTACGACGTGACAGGTAAGATATGCCCCAACCCATATGTTTATAATCACACGAAACATACCTGGGATGCATTTAAGGCGGCGTTGTCTGGGCCTGAGAAGGCAGTTGGAGACTGGGAACACGATACCCAGGGAAAATACCGTTACCGTAAGTCTGACGGCCGATATGCCACGAATGAGTGGCAGCTTATCAATCATCACTGGTACCTTTTCGGTAAGGACGGATACATGCTGACCGGCTGGCAGCGCTGGAACGGCAGCAGCGTCATCGGGCCGGAGGATCCGGGAGACTGGTACTACCTGGATGGCACGGCGGGAGGGCCTCTGGAAGGGGCATGCTGGCACGAGCGGGCCGGAGGGTTTGGCGGTCTGGAGATATGGTGTGTAGATTAATTTAATATGCAAAATTTGTAATATTTTGTCACAATCAAGCCCCTCGATCGTTTATCTAGTATAGAAGAGGGGCTTGCCATATCCTACTCTTCACTAGGCCCCGGACCCTCAACCGGGGCCTCTTTTTCTTTTTGTTCTTTAGCAATCTTTTTCAGTTCTTCGCGTATTTCCTCCCTGCTATATTTTTGTGCTTTTTTAGGTATCCTTCGATGCTTTACAACATACCTGACAGTAAATGCAAATCCAGTTAACGCAAGGTCGATAGCAGATAAGTAGTATAGGATATCAAGCTTAAATCGGTTCCATTTTTTCAT